GATCAGGGCCGCGATTAACGCGCACACCACCACCGCCCAGCCCGCCAGCTTCTCATGCGTCTCCATCTTCCCTCCTTGGCACGGCCGCCAGCCTCGGTGAGTCGTCAAGGATCATGCGCAGCGCCTTGCGAGCTCGCGCCAGCAGCGCAGGATCGTCCGTCACCACCGTGATCGTCACCGTGGCCCAGTGGTCGTCGGTCTCCGTGTTTTCCTCCCACTCCACGCGGTTCATGCGTGCGCGGCTCGATACGGCTCCCGAGGCCGGTAGGCCCGCCCCACGATGCTGTTGAGGGCTCGGTTGAGGTCAACATCGGTCTTGATGTCGAACACGTCCCCAACGCCCTCGGCGATGATGCGGTGCGCATCAGGCCCATGGCCCGGCATGTGGAAGATTTGCGCGCCCTGGCGCTCTGCGACGCGCTTGAGGCTGTCTTTGATGGTCGGGGCGTAGGTGTTATTGGTGATCATGCTGCATCCTCTCCGATCATTTCCGGGGTGATGATGACACGGCCGCACTCGCCGTGCCGTTTGTGATAGGTGATGACCTGCGCCTCGCGGCCTGACATATAGCCGCCCCTTGATGCGTAGGCGTCAGAGGCCGCCAGCGTCCGGTGCTGCTGGATCACCATGAGGTTGCCTTCGAGCTCGTGGCGGTGGTGGAAATGGCCCATGTGCCCATAGCTGTGCCGCGTCCGCCCGAACACCTCGCGAAACTTGGCCACGAAAACGTCGTCGACGGCCGTGATCTTGCGCTTGTGGCCGTGGTGGAAGAAGAGGGACGTGTCGCCCCACTCGAAGCAATAGTATGGGTCCGGCGACTGATCCACCGTCACTCGCGGCTCGTCGGCATAGAGCGCCGCCAGCCATTCCCGCATCCAGATTGAGCTCGCGGGGTTGTGATTGCCCTCCGCCTCGATGATGTGCACCCACGGATACTTATCCAGCAGCATCTGCATGATCTGCCGCCGCACGCGAATCCAGAGGCGGACGATGCGGCTGAATCGGTCAGAGGCATCGAGGAGGTGCTTGGAAGCCGGCGTGAGCGGCTCCATGCCGTCGAAGTGCAGATCGTCACCGAGGAAGCAGAGAATCGCCCCTGCGGCGCCTGGTGCCTGCTCAATGGCCCGCTCGAACCATCCCACGAGCAAACGCTCAGCGATGGCCGTGTCCCAGTCGTCGCCCCGCGTCTCCTCGCCCCACGCCAGCATCCCGAAGTGGAAGTCGGTGATGACGTGCAGATTGACGAGCTCGGGATCGGTGGGGACAGGCTTGCTCTTGTTGCGCGGCTCGCGGGGGATCTCCTCCTTGCACGCCTCAATGAAGTCGAGGGCCACCTGGCGGAGCGCCTCCTGGTCGGTGGCGGTCTTGACCCATTGCAGCTTGGGCTGCCCGTCGTCCCCGTAGAGGGTGCTGACGCCCTTCACGGCGAAGGGAGTGGCGGTAGGGTGCCTCATGTCCGCCTCGGGCGCGTAGCCCATCTTGGCGGCTCTCAGGCGCACTCGCTCGACGGCCTGCCGGCCGTTGTTTCGGTGCTCGCCCAGAGCTCGGGCAGCTGCCTGCATCGAGCCATGCTCCAGCACGGCGCTGATCCACTTGCGCTCGGTTGCGCTCACGGCGTAGTTGAGCAGCTCGGTGTCGACCTTCATGGGTGCAGACATCAGCAGTGCACCTCGATGCCACACATGGCCTCAAAGGCGGCGTTGTGGCCGATGATCTGCTTGATGGTATCTTCGGTGTCGGCTCTGCTTGCGCAGATAGGCTCGAACACGGTGCAGGCAGGGTCAGTCCCTAAAGGAGCGCTTGCGCACCCCGTCAGGATCAGCATTGCCATCAGCATTACGCCGCGCATGGATTCCCCTCCTCACGCTTTCAGCCATCTCCCGTAGGCTCTTCGATTCAATGTCCGCCTTGCCGTGCTTGGCGCCTACGCTGTAAGCCTTCCAGAGCGCGGCAAGGACGGAGACGATGAGGATCGCCTCAAGCATCGTCGGCGTTCTTGTTCTTGCCAACGTTGCCGGCGAGCAGGTTGAGCACGCGCAGGATCATTGCCACCACCTTGTCGTCAGCCGTGGTCGGCGTCAGTGCGGTGATAGCCGTGGCGGCCGTGACGATGCCGGTGATGGCCGTGAGCCATGCGGGTGCTGCGTCGAGTGCGTTGAGTAGTGCGTCCATGATTGCCTCCTGGGGCTTTGGCTCAGGGCCATTGATGGGTGGGCCAGAGGATCGTGAGCGCCCACTCTTCATGCTGAGATAGCACGGCCATGAGCTCATCAAACGCCTTGCGCGAGCTCACGATGCCGGGCTTGTTATTGGTCACGAAATAATCAGTGCCGACGAGGATGCAGCCCTCACTGTGCTCGATCCAGTTTCCGGGGTGGAAGAGAATGTGGGAGCGGTTGGGAACGTCGCACACCTCCCACGCCTCCTGATATTGCTCCTGCGTCAGGCGGGAGATCAGGGGAGAGGGCCGGCGCTTGAGATCATAGCGCCCAGCTGGGATGCAGCTGACATTGCGGGCATTGCCTTCCCACGGCCGCTCAAGCGTCTTGCAGGACCACTCGCCAATTGTCAGCGTGCCGAATACGCCCCAAGGCGATTCGCCCATGCGACGGAGGAGGATGCTATTGAGTGCCGTCATTGTCCAGCGCCTTGGTGCGCTTCAGGTAAAAGCGGAGCGCGGCAAGACCAGAGCAGATACCGATGACGGCGGCGATGAGCTGGAGCCATTCGGTGATGAGGGGAAGGTTGGCAGTGATGGCACTGACGACGGAGGTGGCAGCGAGCGCGTCGGCTGCTTTGTGCGCTTGGTCTTGCATGGCTCGCTCCACGTCCTTGTGCCCTCCAATTGTATCAATCGTCAGTTGGCGGCGCTAATGATTCCGCCAGCGTATTCTGCCGCACCTCTGCTGCCACCCTGAGATTCTCATGCTCCTCCGCCAGCGCGGCCATGCGCTCACGGATGCGCAGGATCGCGGCCACGTTGGCCTTCTGCTCGGGGTTGAGGTCGTCCTCGCTGTACTCTTTACCGTCCACGGTGATCATTTTTCTCTCCCATTCCATAGATCAAATAACACGCGGACCTTCTCCTTCAGCGTCTCGACGTCCGCGTGCTGCTTGGCCAATACGATGACCAGCATGATGAAGGCCACAAAGATGGGCCAAATCGCGGAGATAGCATCGAGCGCTTGCATTGTTCACTCCTTGCCTCTCCGCTGGTTAGTTTATCACCAAGGCGTGCCGGAGGCGCTGGTCGGGTTCTTGTCGGCCTCGATCTTAGCTGCAAGAACCGCTTCGGTTGCGTCCTTGTCCACGCTCTCCCACACCCAGCCAAGCACTTGAGACTCGGTGAGTTGCTCGTAGGGGATTAGGTCTCCCGCCTCGGGGTCTTGGCTGAACCCTGCGGTGCCGTAGCTGGAAGCGCTGAACTCGCCGTCAGTGGCCGTGCAGCGCCAGTGAGCCGTATAGACAAAACCGTCTGCGGTGTGGCGTTCAAGCTGGGGGATGGACCATTTAATTTCCATTTTATGCTCCTTCAAGCTGCGCCACGCGAGCGCGTAGGGATTGGATTTCTTTGACGAGCATCGGGACTAGCTTGCTGTAGTCCACGCCCATCATGTCGTCAGACTCGGGGTCGCCGCTTACAGCCTCTGGAGCTACTTCAAGTAATTCCTGAGCGATCATGCCGTAGTCTTGATGCGAGCCGTCGGCTTTCCAGTCGAATTGGCGAACTTGGATAGCATCAATACGCTCTGAAGCACTCTCTGCGTCCGCGATGTTTTCCTTCAGGCGAGCGTCGGAGGAGGTGTTGTAGGCGGTAGTGGTGCCGGTAGTAACAATAGCCCCGACTTGGGCATTATTGCGGTAAAACCGCATTGAATCCGCACTACTTGTGCCAGCGATGTGCGTGTAGATGCTGCCAGACCCAAACAGCTGAATGCCGGGGTCAGTGGTAATGCTAGTAGTCCCCACTAACAAGTTGCCGTTGGCGTCGATGCGCATGCGTTCGGTGTTAGTGCTTACACCGTCATGCTCTCTAAACACCACGATGCCGCTTGCGCCAGTGGTAATATAAGCGTCTTGGTTTGCGCCAAAGGCAAGGTGGCTGTCGGAAATGCCCAGCCCAGAAGTGCCGCGAACGCTTAGCTTGCCTCCGGGGCTGTCCGTACCAATCCCGACATCCCCGCTGGCATCAATCCGCATCCGCTCTGCGCGTCCAGCCCCTCCTGTCGTAGACGTAGCGAACGCTAGTCCATAAGAAGCACCAGTAGATGATTCAGAAATAGACGAAATCTCAGTAGTTACGCCGTCAGAATAGGTGCCGGTAAACGAAGTATCATCGGTAATAAACGAGAGCGCCCCAGCCTTGTCCCCAGTGGTCTTAGCGCCTGCATCGGAGATTGCAAGGGTCGTAATGCCCGCCGTAATGCCTGCGGGGCTGCTGGTCCCAATCCCGACGTTGCCGTTGTCTTTTATCGTTACTAAATCAGTAGTAGTGCTTGATATTCTTTTGGAAAAATGAAAACTATAACCAGTCCCATCCCCAATAAACGTTCTTCCAATAACAGCGCCCGATGGGTTGTAGCCTGTCCTCGTTACGCCTGCAGCACCTCCAATAGATGCCGGTAAAGTTCCTTCACCGCCTAAAGAAAAAGCCTCCGCACTCGCATCCCAGAAGAACTTCGGCGTGGTGCCGGTGTCTTCGTAGAAGGAGATGTCGCCGGTGTCTGCTATATACATAGAAGGCAAAGGGTCTCCGCCTTCCACGCCACTGTTTGTGACATTAAAAAACAAGTCACCATTTCCACCGCCAGACTGACCTGTTGATTTAATAATTACAGCGTTATTTGGAGAGCTACCTGAAGCATCACTATTATAAAAATTAATTTGACCAAGAATGGTATTGGTGTCTGCGCTTGTATTTGTTGACTTGAGAGTTAAAATACCACCAGATGACGACTGTATAGTCTGTGAACCATCAACCGTCAGCCCATCAGCCGTGACGGTGCCGGTTACGTCGATGCCGTCGGTGGTGGTTTCTAGTCGCGTGGCGTTATCGTATGCGAGTAGCACAGAACCATCAGCGGTGAAAACACCCATCGTTTCACCAGTATACTTTTGTATGCTTAGGCTGGAATTTGCCCTAATTCTCAGGTTGCCAGTACCAGCGTCATCAATGTAACTAGCTGACCCATCATGATAAATCTGAAGGTCCGACCCAGCACCGAAGATGGCCTTTTCATTGTCCCCAAACTCGATGTTCCCGCCGGTATCAATGCCAGCAGGAAGCTCAGAGAGCTGCACTTTCACATTCCCACCCGACCGCACCGCAATCAGGTAGTCAGTGCTTTGCAGTGCGCCGCCGTCAGATAATTCGGAAATCTTGCTCATTGTTCCTCCACCTGCGGCCAGTCGTCCGCACTAAGATTGGGAAAGTTTACATGATCTGTTAGGTCGCGTAGAGCCTGCCGGTAGGTCGCCCACGCCTCTTTAGTCGCAAGGGGTACATCAGGAAGCTGGGTCCAATCGGAGTCCTTCAGGAGCTTGTTTCGCTTCCCGCGATTGATGCTTGCCCAGTCTGCCTCCTTCTCCTCCAAGACGTACGCCAGAACCTCCCCAGAACGCCTCAGGAGCTTCCTATGGGTCAGGGGGTCATACTCCCCCACCTCGTCCACAACGGCCAGCCAGTCGGCTCCTCCGACGCTCTGAGGGCCAGCCAGCAACTTGTCGTTTTCGTCATCCCATAATGCGTACATCATCGGCCCCCGATCACTACGCCGCGCACGTTGGAGAAGGTCGCGCCGTCAGTTGTATTCCCAGAATCAACGTCAACGGTAATCGAATAATATTGGTTAGCCGTCTTTTCTGAATCCACCCCGATGATATTAATAGAGCCAGATTCAATAACGCCCGACTCTCTCCGGGTGTGAATAATCAAGGTTGAGACAACGGTGCCGGTCGTGCTGTTCTGCCCTTGTCTGACGCGAAAGACCAGCTTTCCGTTTTGGTCCATCCCGGTGTTGTAGTTGAAATAGGCCGTCGCAATGATGATCGGCTGAAGGCCCAAGCTGTTCCCCGGAAGGAGGAAGGTCTGAATCACCGTCTCCCCGTCGTCTTCGATCACATCCTGCGAGGTTGTATCGGAGAAGGTGACGAAGGTTGATATGTCGCCCGTAATCAGGGCAGAAGATAGGGAGCCAGCCGTAACTGTTCCAAGGTCCGCGCTGATCGCTGCGAGGTTGGTGACGCTGATCTCGGTTGCGCTAATAGCTCCTGCCTGAATCTGTCCCGCCGTGATGCTATTAGCGACGATAGCGGCAGCCGGGAGCGTCCCCGATGTTACGTCAGCACCATCAACTGCGTTAATCCACGCCGTCCCGTTGAAGCGATACAGCTTGCTGTCGGTCGTTAGGTATGCCTGATCCCCTTCGGAGGCGCTACCGGGAAGCGTATCAACCACTTGCACGGGCGCTAGACCGGAGGCGAACTTGGCAATCTCTACTGATCCGCTTGCAAGCTGGTCAGCCCCCACCGCGCCGTTGGCAATCGTCAGCACCCCGGAGGGAGCCGTGAACATCGTGCCGTTTAGGTTTAGGCGCGTGGCAGTGATGGTCCCGGTCGTGATCAGGTCGCCATTGATCTCGACGTCAGACGTAAACAGCGCCTTCCCGCCTGAAATCTGAAAGGGAATGATCGGGGTGCTGGCGGTAGAGGTGGGGTCTACTACACTAAACTGATCCGCGATCACCACGAACTCAGAGAATGGCGTGGCGTCCGCTGCTGTACTCGCTAAGCCGAAGCCAGCCACTCGACCGTTGTTGTCAATCTTGACGGTGTACTGCGCCTCCAGCCCGTCGATGGATTCCGCTTGGGTCGTGATGGACGCCGTGTTTCCATCAACCGTCGTGTTGATTTCAGTGATCGCATTTGAGGTGGCGCTGAAGGTGCCGCCCTCATTAGCCAAGACTGTCTCGAAGGTCTGGATCGCATTGGCTGTGGCCGAATAATTCCCGTCAGGGTCTTGCAGAATGCCCTGAACCGCGAGTATGGCATCAGCGTTGACGGTGATGTTTCCCTCGGCAGAACTTACCCGCGTATCCAATCCGTCAACCGCCGTGGCCGTAGCATCCACCCCGGTGACCTCATCGTTCACCGTGTTTTGAAGCGCGGTGATCTGACCGGCGACGGTTTCCAATTCGTCATCGTTTGCACTGACCCGCGTTCCCAGCGTTTCCACCGCGTTCACGGTTGCCGAAAATTCTCCGTCAACCGAAAGCACCGATTCAAGCTGTGCGATCTGTGTGGCTTGGGTGCTGATCGTCCCGCTGATCGCTGTCGTTTGAACCTCTAGGGTTTGGATGGCCGAACTAGTCGCGCTCGTAACGTCATCGAGGGTTTCAAGGTCCAGCACCCCTGACGTTTCAAGGTCGATGGGCTCTTGTGCCGCCTCGTCCTCCACCTTCGTGATGAAATCAAGAGTAGCCGTCAGCTCTGTGTTAGACGTAGACAGTACGGCTATGGTGTCGCCCTGAGCCGTGACGGTTGTGTCAAGCGTGGAGATGGCCGAAGCGTTTGCGTCTATGTCCGAGGCGTTAGCAGCCGCTGCTGCGGTATTTGCGTCAATATCCCCTTCCGCAGTCGTCATGCGGCTAGAAAGGGAAGTGATGCTCGCCGCGTTCTGACCTATTCTGGGGTCCTCTAGGGATTGCCACGCCGAGCCATCCCAGTAGTAAGGGGCATTGTTGTCGTCGGTGTCATACCAGCGAGAGAAGGTCGGGATAGGGTCAGGGATACCACCAACCCCTGCCACGGGCTCCGTCGCCTGAAGGTAAACGTCAGATACCCCAGAAGTCAGGTCCACAACGGTCGCTTGTAGGTTGCTCAGCGCGTTGTTGTTTGAGTCGATCCTCGTATTCAGAGTCGTATTAGACTCATTAACGAAGATCGCAACGTCGCCAAGGTTCTGAATATCGACCGCGTTCCCGGTCTCAAGGTCGAGGATTTCTTCCCCTTCCGTTTCAACCTGTAAGATTTCCTGAGCCAGAACGCTGTTCTTTACGTCAGTGGTCCCTAGAACCGTGGTGCCATCAGTGTCATAAAGGTTGGTTCCAACCGTGGCACCAACGGTAGCGTCGTCCTCCGGTTTCCCTGAGCCGGTAACGCTATTCCAGACTGCCGTTTCCGCGAAATTGGCATCGTCGTCTAGCTGGCTCGTGGCGATCTGCCCGGCCGTAGCTGTGATAGAGGAGGAATCCGAATCAGGGTCGCGGATCGACTCTCGTCCATCAACGTCCTCAGAGAGCGCCCAGTAGTAGCGCGTGGTGCCTCGCGTGAGCTCGTGGCGGAAGCGCGTGCCGCGCACCCGGCCCACCTCAACGGCGTTGGCCCAATCGCTATCTGGCGAGGCGTAGATCACCACCTCGTCATACATGGAAGGCATCGAGGGCGCCTCCCACTCCAGCAGGATGCCCTCCTCCTCGCTCGTGGCGGTCAGGCCGCTCGGTGACGGCACCGCCGGATCATTAAAGACAATCGTGCCAGCTGCCGTGCGCGTGCTGTAGTCGCCGAGGGCGGGGTCGGTGTAAGCGCTAGCACTATCCTCGCGCACCGTGAGCATGAAGCCCTTCTCTGGGTCGAAGGACCACGCATCGACCACAAAGACCTTGGAGGACCAGCTGAGCTCGCTGACGGTCAGGTTGATGCGGTCGCCCACGCCGACCTTCAGCGCCTTCCAATTGAGCGGCACCACTGCGGTGGTCTGCTGATTGTTCAAGCGCAGGGACCGCCACGCGAGCCGCTGGGCCATGTATTGGTCATTGGTCATTGGCAGGGCGATGGAGGTGGTGAGCTCCTGCCCGTCGTCCCGAGTGCTTAGATAGTCGCTGTCCTGCACTCGCAGGAACTGCGTGGCTGCATAGTCGGCGGAGGGATCGACGAAGGTACCGCGCACGGTGTTGAAGCGCTGAGCTCGCGGGCGCTCGGGCTGCACCTGCACATCGCCCACGATGTCGTTTTCGGTGAAGGTGTAGGTGGGCGCCTCATAGGCTGCGGCACGGATGCGATACTTCCCACCGGACCAAGTGAGCGTGCCGGCCATCGAGGAGAGCAGATTGCGGATATTGTCCGCGTAGGCGGTGCCGGTATCGAGGACGCCGTTGCAGGTGAAGCGCTTGGTCGAGCCGCCGGAGGGCACCGTGACGGTGGCGTCGCACTGATCGGCTGCCGTCGCCACCATGGCCCAGTCAATGTCGGCATAGGCAACGCCCTCGGCACCCATGCCAAGGTCCGCGTCGAAAAGGTAATCGGCCAAGCAGAGGGCAGGATTGTCTGACCATTCCCACGTTGAAGGGTCAGCTAAACGGTGCAATCCTGATCCGCCATTGGTGGAGTCGAGGCGCGGGTCGTATACCTTCTTTCCCTTGACCACGGCGCGGATGTTCTGCGGCGCGCCATTGGACCACACGCCCTCACCCGTGCGCGTCCCGAGCTCGAAGGCGGAGACAATGTAGCAGGTGCCCTTGCCGACGTGGGAGCTCGTCCAATCGCTGAAGGCCGAGGCGAGCTCGGAGACGTGACTCTGCGTGTCGGAGCCAAGGCGCCGGTAGAAATTGGTGACTTCATTGCCACTGATCGGCCCATAGGTGCCGCTGGTGACGCCTCCGGTCCCCGCCCAGTCGATGATCGAGGAGGGGATTTTGTCGCCGTCGAGGTAGATGGCCTCGATGTCGTCGCATTCGTGGGAGGCGAGGCTCACCACGGTCCAGAGGGTATTATTGTCATTGGTGCCGGGCGTCGGCTTGGTGTTGGTGTAGACCACAGGGCCGGACACCCGAGCGCGTCCGTAGACGATCTTGGAGGGCTCAATGGCGGAGCGCACCATGGCATCACGGGGCGCGGCTGCGGCTGCCTTGCGGGCGTCGGCTTCTTGTTTCTTTTGGCTTGAGGCCACCAAGGCTATATCTGCGACTGCGGCCACTGTCATAATGGTTGCGGCAGTAGCACCAGAGACGCCAGTTGCCACGATAATAATTTGTGCAACCGCCTGAGCCATTAGATTCTCCAGCCTTCGAGGGCGTAGCGCAGCGGCGCCCGATACAGCCCGACTTTGAGCGGAACCAGTGCGCCGTCAGGAACGCGCACGCCAGCGATCTCGCCCACACCCGGCAATTTTAGCAGGAGCACGTCCGCCGTGCTTGTCTCATTGGGGTCGATGGGCTCGCCGAGGATATAGGTGAAGAGGCCGGCGAGGCCGCCATATGCCTCGATGAGCGTGTCAGCTTCCTCTTTGGTCGTATAGACCAGCCCCGGCGCTGGATCATAGCCCCTGAAAGCCTTAAAAACGGCCCGTGCGAGCTGGCAGCAATCAAGCCTACCCCACGCAAAGGGTTGGTCGCCAAAGGCCCGTGTGACGCTCCTGACGGCCTCCTCGCGGGCGCTCATCGCAGATAGGGAATCTCGCCGCGCAGGCCGTTAGCGATACCTGCCACCGCGCCAGCTGAGCCAGAGGCAAAGCGCTGCGTGCGGCCACCCCAACGGAACTTGGCGTCGAGCATTTGCGGCAGGTACTCAAAGAACTTGTCGGCAGCGAATTCGCTCTGATGGTCGGCGTCATTCTGAAGCCGGCCATTGACTCTCTCAAAGGCCGCCAGCTGGCTCTCGCAGGTCACCCGGATCACGCTTTCAGTGCCGACCGCCACTTGCATGTCGTCCACATAGCCAGCCCACATTGGATGCGGCGCGTCGATCAGAGCTCGGTCGGAATCAAGCAGGCCCACAAGGATATACACGTTGCGCAGCACGCTGTCGTCCGTCAGAACCTGCGAGGCGATGTCGGCATCAATGCCGGAGAGCATGAGCTCGACGGCGTAGGGCGAGACATCACGGCCCTCGTCCAGCTTGCTGATCCCTCCGAAGTCGCCGATCCCGCTCCAAGTCTGGCTGGTGCCGCCCCAGTCATTGGCCGTGATCGGGCCAATGTCGTCGTGCAGGTAGAGCGTGCCGGTGGGCGCGTCGAATTCAAGCTCCACGAAAACCACCGGCCGGATGAGGACGTCATCAAGAGCGGTAGCATTGGAACTGCTCAGCCCCCGGCTCATGCGATCACGTCCTCAATAGCTTCGATAGAGAAAGTGGAGAAAACGCCGGGCTGATTACTCCAGCCGCTGACGGGATTGATCAGCCGGAAGATACCAGTGGGCGCGCTGATCGTCAGCGTCGCGTTGTCAGCTGGCGCTTCGCGGAGCTCCGGCACAAAGTCGACCGTGGCCGCCCCTGCGCTGATCGTGGCATCGGCCACTGCCATCTTGAGCTCACCGTTGACGGTGAACAAGTCACCGCGCAGGAAGGCATAAGTGCCGCTGGTCCAGCCGTCGGTCACGAGCTGATTGCCCGTCTGACTTGCGCCGTTGACCCGAGGCGTGCCTGAACCATCTGCGCGGCGGGTGTAGGAGTGGTCCGTGAGGTAGAAGTTGTTGGCCGTGCCTTGCAGCTGAGCCAAGAAAGCCTGCATCACGGCTCGGTCGGCGCCGGTGAGGTTGTCGAAGGTTAGCGTCGCCCGCCAGCGCGTGCCGCCACGCTGCGCGGTCTGGATCGCTCCGGTGAGCGGCGACACAAATTGCCGAGCGTTGGAGATAATCTCCCAGCTGCTGGCGGAGGGCGTGATCGAGGGGAATCCAAGCGGCATTAGAAGCGCCTCCGTGCAAGCATATCGGCGATCTCGGCCTTCTGTCGGCGGAGCTCGGCCGAGAAGATGGCGCGGTCCTGCTCCGATGCCCCGCCGCTAATGTTCACCACGGGGGCATAACTTAGTCCGCCGCCGCCCAGCTGATCATTGGGGATCACGGCGCCAGAGCGTCCCGGCACCATGAGCTCCGGCCCGCGCTCGCCCACGATATACGGTCGCCCACCCATCACGCTGCCGCCGTCCGCCTTGAAGCCAAGGGCAGCGCCGATGCTGCCGAAGATGCCACCAAGGCCACCGCCAGCTGCACCACCGCCCGGAAAGATGCTCTTGAAGGCGTTCATCAGCTGGCTTTTGAGCACCTGCGACGCCATCTCGGTCAGGATGTTGGAGAAGGAGCGCATCATGCCTTCCTTGCCATCCGTGACGCCGCTGATCAGGGCATCAGAAAGATCAGATTGCAGGTCGGCCACCTTGTCCTTGGCATTGGTCGCAACGTCATCAAGGGCTTGGGCCGTGCCCGTTTTCACACCTGCGAGCTCCTCCGCCGTCTTGCGGGCGCCCACCGTGATCTCCTCAAGGGTCTGCATGATGCGCTCAGAGGGCAGGCCGTCAGCCAGCGCTTCGGTGATCTGCTGGCGGATTAGGTCAGCCTGACGGCCAAAGGCAGCGGCTAGGCCCTCAAGGGTGCCGCTCACGCTCGTCTCAATCTCATCCATGCCGAAGGCGCGGGCGAGCACGTTGTATTTCTCAATGAGGAAGTCGACGGCCTTGGCTGCTTGGGCCATCCCGCCGAGCAGGAACTGCATGAAGATGGCAAAACCCATCTGCACATTTTTGATCACAAGACGCAGGCCGAGGACCGCATCGGCGACGAAGCCAAAGGCTCTCGCCAACGCATTGGCCACGCGCTGCCCGATGCTTCCAAACTCCTCGGAGTCGAGGGCCGATTGGCGGATCAGGTTGGCGACGTGCTCGATGATGGGGGAAAAGGCCACGGCCAGCTGATTGCCAACGCCTTGAAAGACAGCCTTGGTCCGCTCGATGGCGTCATTCGCCTGCTCCACCTGCACGGTGTCGACGCGGCCAAGAGCGACTCCCAGCGCTTGGGCCTCCATCATCATCTCTTTCAGACCGGCCGAGCCCTCGCCCAACGTATTGACCAGCGCCACACCCTCGGAATCAAAGAGTTTCATGGCGAGGCGAACGCGGTCAGCTTGGCTGCCCACGCCCTGCATGGCATCAGCGACGATGGCCATCTGTTGATCAAGAGGCAGCTTCACCAGCTGCGCTGCGTCGATGTTGAGCTCTTCGAGGGCGCCCTTGGCCTCACCCGTCCCGACGGCAGCCTCAGCAACGCGCCGCGTCATGCGCTGAAGGGCCATATTCATGGTTTCGGTGCTGACGCCGGTGAGCTCTGCTGCGTGCTGGAGGCCCGCCAATGTCTCGGTCGTGGTGCCCAGCTTGTCGGCAGTCTTGCCGAGATTGTCGATGCTGATCATCGACATCCGAGTGAAGGCAGCGAGAGCTCCAGCGGCTGCCGTTGCGGCGCCGGCGCCGAACTTAACGAAGGCCGGCGTGAGCTCATTGACGCGCTTGCGCGTCTTGCTGGCAGCGTTCTGGATCGACTTGAACGCTGCGGCGGTCTTGTCTTTGGCAAGGATGGTCAGGACGGTCTTTTGGTCAGCCATATCAGTCCTTCCGCTTCATCTCAAACCAAGCCGCCCAGCCCAAAAACTCCCTGTAGTCCATCTGGCGAATCTCCCCGACCGTTTTGTGCAAATGCTCAGCCAGGGCAAACTGCATTTGCAGGTCGGGGTCGCCCTTTAGTTTCCCGCCACGTCCTCCGCGCTGACGTCCTCGGCGTTGATCTCGCCGATGATGCGCGCCAGCACGTCAGGGTCGACGCTTCGGAGCAGCTCGGTCTTCTCGATCTTGCGAAAGACCGGCCGCCCCTCCCCGTCAATCAGGCGATGCACCAGCGTCATCACCATGGCCTCAGCGCTCTTTCCTGCGTTTGCGAGCTCCATGATCTCCCCGAGGTTGTGGAGGCTGATGCCCGGTCGAATGTAGACCGTCGCCTCCCACTCGGGGATATGGAGCTCACGCGGCTCGGCGCTGAGTTTGGTTTTGTAATGGCTCTTTGCCCTCTCCAGCAAAGTGCTCATGATTAGACCGTGGTCTCAGTGAGGGCGCCGGTGCCTTGCAGGCTCACCGATGCTTCGACCAGCCCATCGAAGGATGCCGTGCGGCTCACCTCGGTCACGATAGCGGTGCCCGTGTAGTAGGTGTCCGTGGAGGCGTCGCCTTCGGGATAGACGGCAAAAGTCACCTCGGCGCCAATGGTCAGCGCGCCTTGGCCGTTGGTATCCGTCTCGTCCCAGAACACGTCAAGGCTGCCCGTGAACGTGGTGAGGCTCGACTTGAAGGTGCGCGCCGTGTCGCCCATGGACGTGTCCTCAAGCGTGTCAGCGCTCTCGGCAATGGTCCAAGTCCGAACTTCGGCCACGGTGTTTGCGCCGACTTTGACGACGCCTTCGCTGCCCTTGTGAGTTGCCATGCTTAATCCTCCAATGCCACTGGGGCGTCATCGTCAGCCGGAAGCTCCGGCACTTCAGCAGGCTCAGCCACCACGGCCCAGCCCTTCGATTCCATCAATTCTACCTTATCTGGGCGAACGCGGATAATAGTTGCCGCGCCATCGCTCATCTCAATCAACGTCATGCTCCCACCTCCACGTTGTCCTCAAGCGTCACATAGTCGACCTCGACGGTCAGGGTGGCCCGAGCCACCGGCTGGTCGCCGTCTCCCGAGAAGTCGCTATCGAAGGCGGTGATGCGCGTGTCCTTCGCGTTCCCGCCACGGGTGCGGTCGGTGTAGAGCGCCTCCTCAATCTCCACGCAGGCGGCGTCGAGGGTGTCGTCATAGGCGGTATTTGCTTTGACGTAGACGTCGACGCTCACGTTGAGCACCCGCACCTGCGTCCGGGGCGGCGTGATCGTCGCGTAGTCGGTCGCCTCGGAGCTCGTGTAGATAGCAAGACCGGGCAAGCGATCCTCAGCGATGGGATAGACGCGGGTCTGATAGACATTAGCGCCCGTCGTCGCCAGTCCCGTCAGCGTCGTCTCGATGTCATCGCGGATCAGCTTGCGAACGTGAGCCATCAGGGCGCCTCAAGCATGAGCTCAGTGATGCCGGTGCCGTCGGGCATCACCACTCGGATCGTGTAGGTCACGCCACCAATAGCAAGGGTGGCGCCTTCCGTGGCACCACTTAGGTCTGCGGTGCGTGCCGTGACTCTGGGCTGCGTGACAGCAAATGTTGAACCACCCCCAACGTCAACGGCCTCATAGGCGTTGTCGAAAATGACGGTGAGAGCAGTCGACGCCCCTCCTCCAGCAGGAGTGAAAGTCGCAGCCACTCCAAAGTCAGCGAGGAGGATGAGTCGATCATCGGCTGTCTCGACGGCCATGGTTTAGTCCTGAGCCTTGCGCGCACGGGTACGGCGGCGCGGCTTGGTTTCTTCACTGAGGCCCACTGCGCGATCTGCGACGGGCGCCTCTTCAGCGTGAGGAGCAACGCGCCCCATCGCCATCAATTCTCTGGCTTCGGCATCATCGAGCTCGACCAGTGCGCCCATCTTGCGGACCCGGCCAGCTGCTACGGTGTTGCGGAGCACTTTGTATTTCATAAAACCCCCAGAGGATCAGGGGGCGTTGCCGCCCCCGTCACCTTAGTGCTTAGGCTTAGCTGCCGCCGTCGTTACCGAGGCAGAAGCTCACAGCGTTGCGCACTGCCACGTCGCAGCTCTGGAGAGCCACCACGCGCACGGTGCCGCTGGTGCTGGCGGTGTAGGGATCGACCACGATGTCGAGGCCGCCGAACATACCGACCAGCAGGTCGCTGAAGTTGCCGAAGTAGGCGTCGCCAGCTGCGGCTTGGTTCGAGACGATGCCCCGATAGCCGTTGATGGTCCCGCCGGGCTCAACCACAAATTGGGCCGTGTTGGTGGCCTTCTCGGTGGTCTTGAGTGCGCCGTACATGGCCGCGCCCATGATGTAGGCCAGATTGCCGGTGAGGGCGTTGTCCTCGGCCACCTTGGTCTCCATCTCAACCACTTGGGCGAAGGTCGGCACGAGGTCAGGAGCAGTCCCGAAATCAACGGTGTTGATGCCGGAAGTGTTCTTGATGCCCGTGGGCTGACCGCTGGAGCCAGAGCCGGAGAGCGCGCCCAGGTCGATTGCGAGAGCAATGGCCTGTGCGAGATCGTCGCGGATCAAGGCTTCTACGTCCAAGGATGACTGGATCAAAAGTTGCCGCGTAACATCGCTAAATGCGCCAAGCGTTTTCGGCGCGAGAGAGACCGAGCCGACCGTCATTTCCGATTCAGAAGCAGCCCCGCCTTCCGTAGCGATCCAGCCAGCGGCTGCTGCTGCGGTTTTCTTGGGGATCTTCACGTCGCCGGAGAGGCCGTTGAGCATCCGAGCACCGGCTTGCATGACGGAGCTGCTGTTACGCAGCACGTCGATGAAGTCGCCGCCACGGAAGTCGTCGGTGAACAGAGCGGAATCGTCAGAGCTGTTCAGGTCACGCTTCCAAGTACGGAGCACTTCAGCCGGGAGCAGGATGCCCTGTGCGGCGCGGCCGTATTGCTCGGCAGCTGCACGGGAGCACTCAAACTCGAACGCAGCGGCTTCTTGAGCGCGGCGGTCGGTCGGGTTGGCGAGAGCGTGGATTGCACGAATGATGGAGAAGCGCTGCTGCTCCTTCTTCGTCAGGCCAATCTCTTGAGCCTCAAGGGCGCGCTCGGAGCCGATCACTTCGAGGAGCTCACCACGGAACTCTTCGACGCTCTTGCCCTCTGCGATTGCCTTGCGGGCCATCTCGCCTTGATTGTGCCGAGCACCGAGCTCGACGATTTGCGCAGCACTGCGCTGTGCGGCTTTGCGGGCTTCCGCCTCGACTGCCGCGATGTCCACTTGATCGGTCATGGTGACCTCCTTGGGATTGTTGGACTCAACGGTGATTTGAGGAACGTGCCCGCTGCGACCAACGCCGACTGTCACGTCAGCGGGGATCGAAACGATGCTTGCCTCGACGGGGCGCCAAGATTTGGCCACATAGGTGTCCTTCTCTTTGCGCTCCAGCTTGTTGATGGCGTAGCCGATTGAGACATTCGCACGGATACCGTCCACCAC